ACGACGAAGCGAATCGCCTCGCGAACCACGGCAGCGGCGGACTCGAAAAACTCGTGATGTCTCAACTCTACGACGCCGCCAACGACGCGAAGAAGAAGCTGAACGACAAGCTCTGCCATGAGGCTCTGCGAATTGGCAGCAGCGCCGTGTTCTCTGACGTTGGTGAAAAATCTTCAAATAAGGACTTGCACAATGTAGCTTAATGCTACACACTCCAAACATGCACACAACATCCACCGGCAGGTTCACAATGACTCCAGACGCAAGCGACATCAAAACCGCCTGCGAAAAGGCTCGGCTCTCACGCATACTGTCCGCTCCAATCGACGCGGGCGGCAACTGGAAGGTATCGCCAGAAGATCAAGCCTGGGCGATCCGGGTCAGCATGAGCCGCCCCGCCTGGGCAGTCGCCACCCTCGCCGGTCACGGAATCCATGACCGCCACTGAATACAAAGCCGCCCGCGAGCACCTCGGCACACAAGCCGAGGTTGCCCGCTTGCTGGGCGTTAACCGTGTGACCGTCGCGAAGCGGGAGAATGGCACCATGACACTCACAACCGAGGCAGTCCTAGCGATTCAGTCGCTCCGCAGGCCGAAGCGTGCCCGCAAGTCAGAGAACAGTGATTATCCAGAACAACTTTCCATATAGCCACCCCAAAACCGGAAAGACTACCCATGAATTTGACTGACATCCTAGAGCAAGTGCGCATCACCTGCCGCATGCGCAGGCTTTCGCGGCACACCGAAGACACTTATGCCGCATGGATTGCCCGCTTTGCGCGTCACGTCGTCAGCATGCCCGGCACCACGCGGGAAGACCGCGTGCGCAGCTACCTCGAGCAACTCGCGCCCCGCAGTGCTGCCAGCACCCAAAACCAAGCTCTGAATGCCATTGTGTTCCTGTATCGGGACGTACTCAAGCAGCCGCTGGGCGATCTCGGCAAATGGGCACGCGCCAAACGCCCCGCACGGCTGCCCACTTGGCTATCCCCGCAAGAAATGCAGCGCCTCCTGGAAGTCATGCCCGCAGGAACCCGACTTATGGCCGAGCTAGCCTACGGCTCCGGCCTGCGCATTGCCGAGTTGCTGGCCCTGCGCATCAAAGACATCGACCTTGACGCTCACCTCATCACCGTGCGTGGCGGCAAAGGCGACAAAGACCGCGTGACCGTCCTGCCGAAAACCCTCGTGCATCGCCTGCACGTCCATCTGACCCGCATCCGCATCTTGCATGAGCAAGACCGCAGTGCCGGGGCCATGCCCATTTACTTGCCCGACGGCCTGGAACGCAAATTCCCCAATGCAGGCCGGGAATGGCCGTGGTTCTGGCTCTGGCCGGCCGCCAGCGAGTCCACCGATCCACGCACCGGCATTCTGCGGCGGCATCACGTTCATGAAGACACCCTTGGCAAAGCGCTTAAACTCGCCACCCGCAAAGCCGGTCTGCACAAGCGAGTCACCGCCCACACTTTGCGGCACAGCTTTGCCACCAATCTGCTCGCAGGCGGAGCCAGCATCACTCAGGTGCAAGAATTGCTTGGGCATAACAGCGTCGAAACCACCCAGGTTTATTTGCACTGCATTCCCCAGTTTGCCGCCACCATCACCAGCCCCCTCGATGTCCTGCCCCAGGCCCCCAACATCGTGCCATTTTCCCGCGCCGCGTAACCAAAGCCCAACAACGAAAAAGCCGCAGGAACCTCCTGCGGCTTTCTTGTGTCTTGAAACATTACGCTCTGCGCCGTCCTTGCTCCTGCCTTTCCAGCCTGCCCGGCTGCGCCCGGTCGGCCAGCCGCCCGCCATGAATAACCGTGTATTTGCCCGGCACCACCCGCCGAGAAATCTCCGCCAGTCGCCGTTTGAGCACGGCCAAAGCCTCCAGTTGCTCATTCACCGTCTGCCGGTCCAGATCCTTCGCAGCCTCCTGCCGCAGCGCCTCGCGTTTTGCCGCCTGCACTGCCTGCCTCGCCAGCACCATCGCCGCCCGTTTCGCCTCACGCTGCGCCTGCACTTGACCCCAGGCACTCAGCGGCTCGGCACTGCCGTTTGCGGCAAACGGATTCACCAGCGGCACCACCTTTTCGTTCCTTGTGTAGGTTGAGCGCACCATGGCGGTGCTCGTGTGACCTGCCGCCGCCGCCGCCATCTCATCGCCCAGCGTATTGCGCAGCAGGTTCAGCTTGTGATGCCGGAACATGCTCATCTTCTTGGTGCCCGTCATGCCCAGCGCCGTCAGCCATTCATTGGCCGCCGTGTGGATGTGCAGCGCCTCGGTGGCATGCCGAGCGCCAAACAAATTTTCTGGTGTTCGCACCGCCAGCACCGCCTTCACGCATTCCGCGTCCACCAGGATGCGCGACTCATTGCCGCCCTTCGCCTCCGGCTGCGTCACCAGCCCGGTGCCATCCGCCAGCACCTCCAGCGCATCGCCCGGCAGGGCCGCCACCTTCCCCGGCCTGCCAGACACCCACGCGCAAAGCAGCACAAAGGCCCACACCTGCGGCTGCGCCTGCTGAAGCCTGGGCAACTCCGCCATGATCCGATGCATTAGCTCGTCGTCGATCTCCCGGTGCCCCTTCGGTCTCGGCAGCAGCTTCGCCAGCTTCACATTCAAAAACTCCTCCAGCGGCGGCACCCTCACTCCGCGCAACACATGCTCACGGCTCAATCCATTAAAAATGCTTTTGGCGCTCACCACATGCCCAAAGATGGTCGTGTTCCACTCTGCCGTCGTCTTCGTGTCGATGCGCAGCTTGCGGGCGCGTTGCAGATCCCGCAGCTCCCGCCAGCCCGTAGCTGGCATGTTCTTACCAGCGCCCAGGCCCAGCCAGCCACGGCGGCCCGCCTCCTGCCGCAGCTCCACCCAATTATGCACCAGGTCCCGGTTCAGTTCTTCCCACACCATTTGCGCCATCTGCTTGCCTGTTGTCTGCTCATAAATTGTCCGCAGAAAATTCACCCGCTGCCTCCGGTCCTTCGGTCCTTTCTCCAGATACACTTCCAGCACCTCCGCCACCGTCGCCCACTTCTTTGGCGTGCGCAGTTCGTGCAGCCGGTCCATCTCCCCCCGTTGCAGCAGCGCCGTGTGCGTTTCAAGAAACGATCCTGCCCACTTCCGCACCGCCACCTGGCAGCCGCAATTCGGCCTCGTCTCCACCGGATTCCCCACCTCGGCCAGGCACTTGTCGCAAATCGGGTAGGGATGCTTCGAGCGCGTCAACGGCTTGTCCGTCCCCACAAAGAAGCGCACCACCCATTTCCACTCATACTGCGGCAGCCCAGCCTCGCGCACCTTCGGCTGCCGATAAATCGAATAAGATCCAAGCGCGGTTTTCATACTGCGCCCTCCGTGCCAAGGTTGGCAGCCTGCCATTGGCGCACCAGCCATTCCTGCGCAGGCCACGCCCCGCCGCCATCTCGGCAGTCGGGATTATCACACACTCGAGCGTAACCCGTGCGCATGCGTAGGTCTTCCTCCAGCTTCAGGTCCGCATAACAAGCCGGGCAATACCCGCAATCGATCTTGGCTTCAGTGGTAGTCATGTGTGTTTCGCAGGCCGGTTTGATCCTGCTAGACGGACTGCTAGACGAGCCAGCGACATAAATCAACATAATTCCGCATAATTGAAATGATCCGTTTCAGCGCCTCAAAAGCACAGCATGGCCCTGAAACCCTTATAAAATGGGCTTTCCAGCCTCATTCAGTCCACAATCCGCCCCGTTTAGTGTGGTTGCCTCACAAGGATTTGAACCTTGAATAACAGATTCAGAAGAGGTTATGCGGTGCGCCTGATACCTTGTAGAATATAGGCTCCAGCGCAAAATTCACCGCGCTAGAAGTTCTGCTAGACGTATTTTATCAGAAAACGCTACCCAGCCAATAGAGGCCGTAAATGAACGCGGCACCGACCACAAGGCGTATCAGGGCGGTGGTGGCGATTTCGGACCAGCTTCGCGGGTCGGGCTGGTTGGAGCCTATGCCGTCTTCTGGCAGGCAAAGCAGCACGCCGACGGGAACGAGGCAGAGAATGAGGCAGACAATGCTGACGAGCGTGGTCATGCGGAGAGCATACCATGCCTGTCAAATCATCGCACCACCGCCGCTTTGGCGGTGTTCTTAATTTCCTTGGCGCGGCGCTGGATGGTCTTGTCCGCTTCCTCCACCGGCATTTGCAGCAGGTCGGAGCCTTCGAGGTGGAGCCATTCCTTGTAGCCTTGGCCCACGGCCTTCTCGTATTTCCACACCGCGTCACGTCCGAGCGTTTCCAGCGGCACGCGCACGTTGTCCTTGATGATGGTCACTTGATCGCTCGGCATCGGCAGGGCCAGGCCACGCGCCAGCAGGGCACCGAGCACGCGATGCGCCTCGGCGCTCTCCACGCTGGTGTAGGCGCGACTCCACGGGGCGCGTTGCAGTTTGACCTCTTCGCCCAGCAGATTGAGCTGGGGCCGGCCGTCGTTCACGAACTTGCGGGCGAAGGGCATGCTGCGCAGCATCAGCTCGGCTGTGCCTTCGGGTTTGAAGTTGCGCGGATCGGTCCAGGTCTCGGCGTCCTTGATCAGCGTGGGCATGAATCCACCGGCAAAGTTGGTGCCGATCTTGACCATCTTATCAATCGTGCCGCTCACCGCGTCGGCGCTGAAAGTCGGCTCGCCAAACAGTTCCACCAGATTCCGCACGGCCGAGACGTTCTTGATTTGCGTGTAGCCGGTGGCAACGCCCCGCAGCAGATGCCCAGCCGTGCCGTGCTCGGCCCAGCTTGCGGGTTTGTGGCGCTTCTCATCGAGCATGCCGCCCACCACGGCAAACAGGCCCATCGTCGGCCATTGCTTGTAGCTCACGCGGCGCACCTTGTCGCCGTCGCGCTTCCACATCGTCAGGCGTTCGTAGCCTGCGGCCATGCGTTCCTTGGCCTGCTGCGGGTTCAGGGTGCTCCAGTCGCCTTCGATCTGCCAGCCCTCGTCTTCGTCGTCACTGTTCAGGAACACGGCCGCGAGCGTGCTCGCCAGCATCAGGCCCACCAGATTCTTGCCAAGCAGCAGCTCCTGCTGCATGCGGCTCACGTCGCGCCCGTAGAATCCCGCCTTGCCCAGCACATAACTGCCGGGGATGTAGCGCGTCAGATCCGCGCCAAAGTTAGCGCCAAAGCGCATGAACCGCGTGCCGGTGATGCCGTGCAAGGAACCGGCCATCATGCCAGAAATCACCCGTGTGAACCGGTTCGCCGTCACGTCCTCCGCATAGTCACCCAGCCCGCGCTGAATGCTGCCGAGTCCCTGCTTCATCGCGCTGTAAACCACGCCGAACAGCCCGGTGGGGTCGTTCTGATAGGCCGCCATGTCGCCGATCTCCGTCGCGGCGGCGTAATCGGCAGGCTTCACGGTGCCGTTGAGCAGTTCTCGAGTGCGAGCGCTCACCGTGGCACGTTCCTGGCTGGTCTGCGGCTCGTTGCCGCCGGTCACTTCACGCAGCGCTTGCTTGCGAGCGTCGGCACGTTCGGTCTCGGTGAATCCCACCTTGCCCTGGTAGAGTTCAGGATGCAGCGCGCGCGCCACGGCGATGGCCCCCTGCGTGGTGGCCGTGTTGTTGATGTGATCCGCCGCAGCCATCAGGCGGCCGGTGAACATCATCACAGGGGCCAGACCATACTTTTGAAAGGTGTTGCCGTTCTGCCACAGGTTTTCCCCCAGCGGCACGGGCGTCACGGATGTTTCACCTTCCAGCGCCTTCTTCAGATCGGCGCCAAAGCGTTTCAGGTAGCTGGTATCGCCCTTGAACAGGATTTGCCCGCTCTCCCGCACGCCTTCAAACAGTCCACGCCACCACTGCGCATGCGCGTCGATGGCCGCGCGGCCCTGGCCACGTGCCACGAGCCCGCCGATCTGCATCAGGTTGGTGCCCATGCCGTTCACCGCCGCCAGCCAGGTGTCAAACTGCGTGCGCAGGCCGGACAGCACGGCGGCGGTCCAGTATGAGTTCAGCACCTCGATCCAGCTCGCGCCGGTCTTCTTCTGAATGGCGTTCAGCAGGTCGCGGAGCTTCTGGTTGCGAATCACACCCTCCGGCAGCTTCCAGGCAGCTTCCGCCAGCGTGCGCAGTTGCGCGGTGTCGGCGCTCGTGAGCATGCGCAAGCCGTATTGGGGTGCCACGGCATCCCGCCAGGCGGCGCTGTCAAACATGCCTAGGTTGATCATGCGGAGCATCTTCGGCAGCACGGCCTTGGCCTTCTTGCGGTCGCTGGCGTCCTTCTCGCCCAGCACACCGGCCTTATCCAGCTCCTTGTCGAAGACTTTCTTGCGGGCCCGCTGCC